TTAGGTTCGCATTTAGTTGACAATCGGTGTAAGCAATTTCGGCTAAGATCTGTCCTATTACATCTCTCAGTTTAGCTGGGTCATCTATAAGAGTTTTGGGGTCTTTTTTCTTAAGGAAGTCTCCAACAATCGCAAATTCGACAACTTAACTTGCCAAGTTTTCGTCTTTTATAACTTCCCCTACTTGATCAATGAATAAATCTATCAATTTCTCTCCGCTCTTTGTTTGTGTTTCTTCTCTATTTCCATCGGAAGTTTTATCGATCATAGTGGTGTTCTCTTCCTATTATTCTTCCTGATCCTAATCTTCTGACTTTAGGAAATGTTTTAATTAGTAATGATAGTGTTTGAACAAAATTGCTACGTGCTTCACGTTTTCATTTGGTGTATCGAATTTTATAGCTATCATGTCATTTGTCTTTTGGAGATTTTTATTTAGTTCTCTATAGTCCACCAGTTTGATACCAAGTAATTCGTATATCGTCGTTATATCGTCTTATTTTGGTGCCTTTCTTTCTTTCTTGTAGTTTACGATTATCTCGCTTATTATATCTGCTATTTGATGTCGCTTATCTCCAAACCTTTCAATGTCTTATTTGCGCATTAAACTAAAAACACTTTCTATGGTAACTTCTTTTCCCTCAAATGACCATCGGTTAATAGTTTCGAGCATTTAGGGACTAATGGCCACGATAATGGGGTATATTGCACAAATATTCTTGTTAATGTTGGTATTGAATACTACAACTTCCTTTCTACTATCATTATTCTTGTGCCCTATAACTACAATCTCCTTATTAAATTTTATTGATTTTTAATCCTAAAACTTTATGTTGCTAATGTCATATTCAAATTCTCCGAATACTTTTCTTTAGCATTCCTGTCTAGCTTTCGCCACTTTCCGGTCGTACTCGATTGTTTCGTCAATTTTCTCTCTTAGTGCGTCTTCACTGATATTGCGGTACTTTGCGAATTATTTGAAAAGTTAATGCTAGAAATTATCGTATATTTTCCGTTGTTTAGCCGTAAGTTCAGTAGTGGCCTCATATTAATCCAAAAACGTTCCCAATTCGTATAGTTCCGTGATGTTTCCAGGCCCTGGGTTTGGTTCTATTCCATAACGTGTTAAATCAACCTTGAATTTATTGTTGCTGAATGCTGTGGAGAGCTTGGTTAGTTCCTATATTTGTTCTAATTGTTTCTCATTTATTGCCACTTGTGTGTTTGCACGTTCGAAAAAGAATTTGTGTCCTTCGTGTTCTAGAAAAATCTTT